CTAGTATAGGTACTGCTCTAGTTCCAGCGGCAGCGGGTACAGCGGCAATAGCAATTGGTGCTGTTGCTACTGTTATAGCTGTTTATGCTGGTACACAGTTAATCGGTGCTATGAAAATGGACTTTGCTGACGATATGTCTGCACAAGCACAATCAGCTTTATCGAATCAACAAGGTTCAACAAATCCTTTGCCTGTTATCTATGGCAAAAGAAGGGTGGGTGGTACACCAATTTTTTATCATGTATCAGGCGCAGATAATGAGTTTCTTCATGTGGTTTATGCAATTGCAGAAGGCGAGATTCAAGGTGTTAGCCAAGTATATCTAAATAACGATGAAGTTAATACTGCACCTGATTTATATGATACTTCTCTTACAGGTATAATTATCAACGAAGGCGAAGGCGGGAATATAACTCACTTTCCTACTGAAAATATTCATAAACCAAAGTATGAATCTACTGTTAAATATGAAATATACAATGGCACAACAACACAAACAGCAGATCGTGATTTAATTTCAGAAACTAATGGTGCTTGGACTTCATCAGATAGATTACAGGGTGTGGCTTACGCTTATGTTAGATTTAAGTTTGAACCTGAAGTTTTTGGTAATACAGGAATACCACAAGTTAATTTTGACGTTATTGGTAAGAAAACAAGAAGCACAACATCAGATGGCACTACATATAAAGTATTTAGTGATAATCCAGCAGACTGTATTGAAGATTATTTAACCAATACTATTTATGGCAGATCAATTCCAAGTTCACAGATTGATACAACATCATTTACTACCGCAAGAAATATTTGTGATACTTTAGTTACAGTTGGTGGCAAAACACAAAAGAAATATACCTGTAATGGTATTTTAAATACCAATAACAAAGCCTTAGATAATATTGAAAAACTACTTACATCATGTAGAGGTTCATTAATATTTTCAGGTGGTAAATATAAATTGCTTATTGATGATACAGGAACAGCGGTACAGACTTTTGACGAAGATAATATTGTTGGTGCTTTTGAATTATCTTTGGGTGGTAAGGAATATAAAGCAAATAAAGTAAGGGCAAACTTCTTTAATAAGAATCGTGATATGCAAGGTGATTTTGCCATTGTAGAAAGCTCAACATTTAAAACAGAAGATAATGGTTTAAGTCTTGAAAGAGCAATAGAACTTCCATTTACAGATCAAATGGAAAGGGCGCAAATGATTTCTACAATTAACATGAAACAATCAAGACAATCATTGGTCTTCAAATTTACATCAACCATTGTTGGACTTAGAGCAGAAATAGGTGATGTAGTTTTCATTTCATTGGAATCATTAGGTTGGAATACGCTTAATTTTAATCAAGGTAAGAAGTTTAAGATTATGAAACTTGCTATCAAAAATAATGATGAAGTAGATATTACTGCAAGAGAATATGATGATGATGTTTATGACTTTGGTTTAATACAAGCAGAA